ATCGGTAGTGATTGCAGCGGCAGAGGTTACATTTACATATTTAGTATGCAGCCGTCCCTGCTCAGTCCATTTGATAAGGTCTGATGTGGTTGGGATTTCAGCTCCTACCAAACGAAGGAATGATGCCACGGTACGGTTACCGTAACGCTCAAATTCTTTTTCATACGTATCAGGAAGATACTGATTCATGAAATCGAAGTTAGTGATATAATTGGTTGACAATGGGACTTGCTCCGAAGAAGGCTGAAGTCCGAATGTAGGGGATACGTTGAGCGACATTTTAAATAGAATTTAAAAGGTTATGTTTTTGAGTTGATTTTGATCTTGAGTCCATGACCTGTGTCAGAACTTACGGACCTTACTTGCGTTTCACCCGTTCTTGTAACTTCAGGAACTCTCCGGTCAGTCATTCTGATGTTCTTCTGATTCTTCATAATACTTTCTGTAGCCTCAGCAACACCCTGATCGTAAAAGAACTTGGCAACCTTATCGGGATTCATCGCCATAGATAATGCTCTGTGATAACCGGCTGCATCCTTCATAACCCCGTTTTCATCCAAAAACTTATTGATAAAGTTTAATGGACTCATCTGAGTCTTCTTGATCTCTGCAGCGTCAGCCGGTGCATAGGTTATTTTTTTGTCATTTATAGCAAACTCAAAACCTTTAAAGTCGCTATTCAATAACTCATCGGTCTTTTTTACGAACCAATCCCTTTTTACGGCATCTTTTTCCTGATCAGTTTTAGCCTTCTCTATGAACTGTTTGTAAGCTTTGAAATCCTCTATTTCGACATCAGGGATAGCATCACTCCTTGACTCAAGGGGAGCTTTATATTTCTCTTTCTGCTCATTAAAGAACTTCTTTGCTTGGGTAATCAATTTTTTCTTTGCCAATTTGGCCTTTTTAATATCGGCCTCATCTGCTATTTCCTCATCAAGAGTCAGCTCCTGAATCATGGATTCAATATCTTCCGGATCAAGTCCCTCTTCGGTAGCCGAATAGTACTCTCTCAGTAAAGCGTCAGGATTAAGTTTATCAAAGTCTTTGTTCAGCTTTACAAAGTCATCAATACCCCTGCCTGTATCTTTTTTATATTTATAAAAAGTCTCAACATCGGATGGCAATTTTTCGGGCTCTTTAGGAGCTATGAATAATTCGTCAATCGACGATACTTTTTTATTATACTTCTTTTGAAAGAAAGAAAGAACGTCTTCGTCTTTTAATTCGACAGGATCAGAATCATTGTGTTGTTGATCCTGTTTCTTATCTTTATCCGAAAGAGCGTTTTTATCCTGCTCCTCTTTCATTTTTATTAATTCATCTTCTACCTGTTGACGTGACTTCTGCTCAGGCGAGTTAATGTCTCTTACCTTGATGTCCATTAGATTAAATTTTTTGACAAAGTTAACACTTTTTTAATATGGTTTATTTTAGCGTGGTCCGAACTGAGAAAGGTCTAAACCATCCAATGTATCATTAGTGGATTCGAACCTTTGCGGAGGAAGATTATTCTTCCTTTGGGCCAATAATTTAGACTGCTGAGTATTCTGCTGACTGATCCTGTTGGATTTATTATCCTCTTGGGTAGAAAGTCTTTTATCTATTCCTTGCTGTTCCATATCAGCTAGTTGCATGTTGTAATCAAATTCCTCACGCATCAGCTGACTCTTCAATAAAGCCTCCTTATCCATCTTCTGAATATCAAAAGCTACCTCGGCCTGCTTTAACTGCATCTTTCCCTGAATCTCTGCGGTTATCTCCTGCATCTTAGCCTGAGAGGCCATTTGCTGTATCTGCATCTGACCCTGAGTTTGCATCTGCTGCATCTGCATTTTCATCTTATCATCATGGTCAAGCTTCTTTATCCTCTTGAGCTTGAGAAGCTGATTGGCCAATTTGATATTTTTAAGCTCACGAATATCTATGGCATCTTCAATATTGATATCCTGTTTTGACAGGGCCATTTGTATATTTTGCTCAAGAAGCGCCTTTTGGTCCTCATCGGGAGATATCTCTATAAATATTCCAAAGTCGTACATGTACAGGTCTTTTATTTCATCCAAGATAGATACATTGTATTTCCCTATCTTATTAACAAAATCATCCTTAAAATCAGAATACTCCAAAATGTCAGATACCCTATAGGTCAAAGCCTCTGATAAAGACTTAAACATGAATAAGCTTCCATCCAATATGTGTCGGGTAGCAGTGTTAGAGTTTAATGCAGCAAGCTTCTGAACACCTACCAATGAGTTAGGATCGGGTGTGCTTCCATCTCTTGCCTCATTCAATCCGGTCGCATCACGGATCATATCAAGATAATGGTTGAAGTTTGTAATAAGCATCTGAGCCTTATTTGCCCCACTATTGTGAGAAAGCTCCTGAATAGGCACTCTAGCATTGTTAAACTCCCCATCAGAGGTGTAACTTCTACCTATGATACTACCGGTCTGAAGATACATTCTGAGCGCATCCTCAGGATTATAAGCAGCTCCTGTGCCTAGGTCAACCTCGTTTACACCATCAGCATCAATGAATACCCCATCAGGGACAACACGGGTCGTCACCTGTTGAAGTTTAAGGTGGACCACCTGTATAAGATCGGCAAACGGTAGCATCCTACGGGTAAGTGACTCAATAACCCCCTTGTACATTCTAGGCGCAACGGCTATATAGTTAGGGAGGGCATGCTGACTAGCAGATTTAGGCCTTACCATATTTTCGGATAATTCCCACTTTATGATAATGTTAGTTCCCATTACCATTATGCCATCATACCAAACGTCTATTTCTTTTTCAAGCTTCTCAAACCGGCCCTCATCCATCATTTCGGGTGGAGGGTTAAACTGATCATCTTTTTGGATAACCCTAGCTCCACCACCTTCAAGTATCTTTTTCTTGTAGACCATCTTCTTGGTGGTCTTATAGTTGAAATACAAAAGAGTAGCTACATCGTTGTCAAAAGCTCCTGAATCAATATTTTGTCCACTCTTGTACATATCGTGCCAACTATTGGCATATTTTGATATCTTAACTAGGTCTTCTTTGCTGATTTTTGGGTCTATTTTCTTTACCTCTCCAATAGGAACAGTCTTAACTTCACCCCAATAGTAACAGTCCTTGAAATATGGGTCTTCAGTATAACTATATACTACAGCCGCAGGATCAACATAGGATATCTGAACCCCCGAGCCCATAAGGAACTCATGCTTCGCCATGCCAATACCTATAACCGTTAGGTCATAATCCCACCTCTTCCTTAGCTCTATGTGATTATTTTCCTCCAACATGCATCCAACAGCTTCTTCCTCTGCTATCTCAATGAGAGGTTTATAGTGAAGCTGCATGAATAAAGACACCTCTTCATCAGAGTTTGGTAAGTCGTCAGGATTCATCATAAAGGGATTTATGCCGGTCTTGTCCTGAATTGTACTCAATACTTCTTTTGCCGCCATTTGGCCTTCTATCATGTCTTGAAATGCGCTCCTCTTAGATTGAGACATAGCATCCTGAGAAAAAGCTTTTACAGTGAAAAGCCTCTCGGACATTCCATTAACAACAATGTCAACAAATTTCGGTATAATAGGGACGGGAGTCCAATCAAGATTCATATAAGACAAATCTCCCTGAACGGACATTTCGTCTTTATATTTCTGAACAGGCTGCTCTCCTCGGGCATATAGCCTTAGCTTATGGAAACTATTCCATTGGTTGTAAAACCTGCAATTCGCTCCATCCTTTCGAAACCATTCGTACTGTATAGCCTGACCGACCATGAGCCCGAACTCTTTAGTATCTTTTTCAGCATCAGGTAATAACTGATCGGGGAATCCCATGGGGGCTACGTTAATCTTGATGTCAACCTCTTTCATGAATCAATTGGCTTTGAGTTCCGTTATTTCTATACCTTGCAAAGTTAACATTTATTTTATTCACCTTTTTTTGTGGTAAATATAAGGTTTTTTGATTTGCCATTATAGCTAATCCCGAACTGATTGAAAGGTCAAAAGCTGTCCTGTCAGAAACATCAAAACCGGCCCAATCATTTAAGGTACGATTAAATGGCATTGTACCTATTTCTTCTGACTTTCTGTATACCCCTTCGCTGTCATAACCTATGTATTTTTCTATGTAGGACTCAATAGCTGATGCATGGGCCTGTTTTACGTCCTCGGACGAGTTAGGTATCCCTCCTAGCTCTTTCTCTGTTTTAGAGAGCTGATTCAGATGCTTATCGGGTCTGTTCATAGAAAACCCTCTATACCCCCTGTTTTTGAAATGGTATAAAAGCCTAGGTTTATTATTCTCTGCTAACAGTGGCATACTACAAAAGACACAAGCCATAAGAATATCTTCAAAGAATATCTCAGCGGTTTGAGGCCTAGCAGCATATTCTAGGAAAAACTGATTTGTAGGAGCATCCTCCATGTGGTATTTGGTCAATCCACTTAAAGAGCCGTTTGACCCTCTTCCACCAACCGTTCCTGATATATCGTATGAGTCGCATCCGAATGCCCCTATATATTCATTAACAGGGTATTTAATTCCGTTCTTGGTAATAACCCTATTTTGAATCCCCTTATTAGGAAGCCAACTCACCAAAAACCGACCATGAGAATCCGGCCTCCAAAGAACCCTTGAGTCAGGGATTCCATTTTCCCAATAAAAACTGCCCCTAGTGACCTGATGGCTATTTATCATTCCATCATTGAAATCTATTTGCTGATAAATTTTAGTCAGGTTAAATAAAGATTCCTTACTCTCATCCCTAAAAGCATGAGATTCTGTCCTTGGGAATTGCCTGTAATGCTCATTCAGGGCATCGGGATCACGCTTTAAAGCCTCAGCTTCAGCATTCCAATAGTCTATAGCTCCATCATCTATAAGCATTCCGTCGATTCCCATGACAGGGACTTCAGGTTTATGCATTACTGGATGACCGTAACGATCAATAAACCCCTCCATATTCCACTCCATGGGAATAAAAAGGGAATACAATCCACTTTTTGTCCTTCCGTTTTTTGATCTTGATTTTACATTAGACTCATCATATATTTTCTTGAAATTAGCCCCACCTTTTTTTAGTGCGTTAGCGGTAGATCCCATCATGCACTTTCCTACTATTTTGTTACCTAACCTCAGACAAGTCTTCGTAACACTCCAATTGTTTATAATATTATTCGGGATAAGCCATTTACCTGACTCGTCATGGGCTAATAGGATCAGCTTTTCACTATCATAAGAGTTATCGTCTGTATTTTTCCAATCTATTGTGGTATCAAGTCCGGATATCTCATCCGCATTGACATCATACATATTCCTCTTGGTTATCTTAGATGCCGGTACTCGGAAAGAAAGCTCTGTCTTGGGCTTATCCATACCGTCCTGAATAGGCTTAAAGAAAAATGGATATTTATTAAAAATAGTTACAACCTTATCGGTGAACATTTTTTTTGCATCAGCTCCCGTTTTAGATAGAATACCAACCCTAGCATCCTTGGCCAATGTGGCTATATTATTGCATTCAGAGGACTCCATGTAAGAAAATCCCGACCTCCTTATCTTGAGATAAATCTGACCAAAACTCCTATTATCGGCCTTGCATGCCTCCCAATGAATATAAAGTATCCTATTGGCTTCCCTGAAATCAGGATACCCAACGTCAATACTAGACCATTGCAGATACATATAGTGAGAACCCGTCACATAGGTAGGTATCCCGTTATTCATGAACCATAAACCGTTTTCACGTCGGTCAAACTCCTCTTCAATATACCCAACCCATTTGTTTTTAAAGGCAGGGAGCTGATCATGCCATTGGAATATGGAGCTTATTCTTGATAGTTCTTTAGGTAGTGACTCTCTTTCCCAATACTGAAGAGATTTTTGAGCGTGTCTTTGAAGACACGTCTTGGGGGTTGGCGGAACAGCAATATATAAACCCTGAATATAATAAATGTCTCCTATCTGACCGGTCTTCGAAATAACAATTAAATCATACTGTTCGTTGTACCCATACACCCAAGTACGGCCCATATTTTTCTTATGTATGGCCATTTTGTCAACATACCCATCGACAATAACATATAAGCTATCTATTGGTGGCTCTTCTTTCGGCAAAACCTCCCTTATTGTTGTCTGATCTGTCATCTTCGTTGTTTTTGCCATTCAGTATGTCCCTTTCGGATTCTATTCTTTCAAGAATATCAAAGGCATCAAATATGGCCAATTTCTTGGTTGAGGCTGCATTCTTTAACGATGTAACATCTATTGTTTCATTGTTATCTTCGTCAATGATCATCTCAACTATTATCTTTTCTTTAGCAACTATTATAAGCTGCTTTATAGCTTCTTCTCCGGCCTCTATAATTTTCATTTTAGTCTCAGTAGCTTTACTCATATTACAGCTGTTATTTGGTGATCAAATATTCTGTATAGCTTCCTTCCATCGATATTGAACTCATACTTACTATCAGGACAAAAGGAGACTTTATCCCCCTCTTTTACCCCTCTAGATTTAAGCATATCGTTTGGGTATATCATAATACCCATGAGCCCCTCTTCTGATGCGTAATTATTCAGGAATGAATCCTCTGAAGGAATAGGTCCGACAAAACAATACCTATCATGAGTAAACCACTCCCCCCCTCTTCCAAATAAAAAGAACTGATCGTTATCAACAAAAAAGAGATCATCCTTTAAGAAACTCCTTCCGCTTCTTTGGCGACCCCTTATATCATTATAGAACTTAAAAACATTATGGTGAACTATAAGAGTATCCCCAACACGAATAGGTCCTTCATACCTTAGAGGTAGTGATACCACTTCTGCCTTTCGGTTAGAAAAACGATGGTCCTCCTCGGATGTGCTTACGATTAAGTCAACTCCTGCTATCTCTTTCGTATTGTCATATCTCTTTCCGTTTACAGCTTTAACAATGAAATAAAAAGGAGATTGCATCAGAAACTTATATTATATTCGATTGAAATTGGAACAGAACTTGTGAACTCCTTCCACAGGAAAATTTCATCCATATGCTGAATCCATATCTTGATGGAACATCGGGACTCGTCATATTTTATCAAATGAATGGTATGTCGTGCCTCTCCGTTGTCGCACTTTGCGGCAACAACCTCCTGACCCACTATATAATGCATAGCGGTCTTATAGTCAGGTCCTACAGAAATCTTACGTATATCCATTTTGTGTTTTAAACAATTCGCCAAGCCTGATCAGACTTGGCGAATTGGAAATTTTAATCATCCGGTACTATTTAAGGATAGGGATTATTGCACTTAATTGCTCAAGAGCGTCAAACAGCTGCTCAACAATCTCTTCTACCTTGTCGTTACGTAGGTCAAACTCCTGAACAAAATAATCATGCAATTCATCACGCTCCTCGTCGGTAAGGTCGACATACTCGGCCTTAAGTTCGTCAACTTTTTTTACTGCAGCCCAAAAACCGAAACCGACCATGGCTACTTTTACACCTTCTACGATGCTTACTTTACCGTCCTCAAGTGCGAGGTCTACGGTTTTTACAACTTTGATAGCTGCTCCAAGAGCTGCTTTCAGAACTTCGATTCCTGC